TCCAGGCTCTGATTCAGTGAGCTTTGCTGGCATCATTACAGACGCTGAGATTGGGTCAGCTGTTGGTGATTTGGTGACCGTAAGCTGCAATTTTGTGACGAGCGGAACTATTACCGGCAACCTCGAATAAGCTAGGATTTCTTTAATAGAAGCCTATTCATGCCAAGGAACCGCCCCGTTGATTTGCTGGTTGGGGAATTTGACCTCAACCAGCGGCGAAAATTTGACGTAAAGAATGCAGACGGCAAGGTTGTGATCAGTTTGTATTTCAAGCCGATCACAAGGGCAGACCGCAAGAAATCCCAGCAACTAGTTGGCACTGATGAAGCGTTGGACCTGAGCACTCAGATGCTGTGCCAAATGGCAGAGCTTGAGGACGGCTCGAAGGCATTTGCACCGGCTGATGCACCAAAGCTGCAGCGGCAGTTACCTGAAAGCGTGCTGAATGATCTGGAGCTGTTCCTGTTTGGTATTGGCGAAGAGGCCAGCCTTGAAGACGCAAAAAACGACTGAAGCAGGATGGGTGGCTCTTCTTTGAGTTTCACCTGGCCTGCGAGCTAGGCATGACCGTTAGCAGACTGCGAACAGAGCTGACTGATGCTGAGATGGTGCATTTTGCCGCGTATTACGAGTTGAAGGCAGAGAAGGAGCAGGAGGCAATGGACCGCGCAAAAAGAGGGGGCCGGTAGAATAGGGCCATGGCTGAGTCGATCGTCAAGTTAATTGTTGATGCCACGCAGGGCATCCGATCGCTTAAGCGGTTCAAGAAAGCAACGGCGGAAGTTGAAGGCGCTGTTCTTGATGCAAATGGTCGGCTTCGGGATGCAAAAGGAAGATTTATAGCATCAGGGAATGCCGCAGATAAAGCGAGCCTAAGCGTTGGCAAGCTCACAAAAACTGTCACAAAATTAACAGCGGCTTTCAGCTTTTTTCAAGCGGCAAGGTTTGTTTTTGTTAAGACCGCTGAGATCGAAAAGCAGTCAAAGAGCATAGAAGTGCTGACGGGCTCAGTCGATAAAGCTAAAAGCATAATCAAAGAGCTTCAAGATTTTGGGTCGGTTACGCCTTTCACCAGCTCTGAATTAATCGAAACCGCCAAGCGCTTAAAAGCATTTGGAGTTGATACTGAGAAGCTAGTTGATACTACCAAGCGCTTAGGAGATATTGCTGGTGCGACTGGTGCAGATCTCAGCGGCATAGCAACGGCTTACGGTCAAATCCAGGCAAAAGGAAAACTTCAAACAGAAGAACTTTTGCAGCTTCAAGAGCGTGGGGTTGACCTTGCAGGAGTTTTGAAAAGAGAATATGGATTGACGGGCGAAGAGTTCAGCAAGGCTTTGCAAAAAGGACAAATCAGCGCCGAAGCAGCTGAATTCGCGCTGCAAAAATTAACCGAAGCGGGAGGCCAGTATGCAGGGGGAGCGATTGCTCAGTCTGATACGTTGTCAGGCAAATTTAGCACTTTGCAAGATAATATCGACAGTCTTGCTAGAAGACTTGGATCAGTATTGAGTCCAGCAATTAAAGGAATATTTGATCGAGCTATTGGTGCACTTAACGCATTAAATCAGCTCTTTGTGGCTGATCAAAGGTCTAAAGCTTTTGGACTTAATATACAACAGAGAAAAAAGATTCTTAGGCAGGCCGAGGAAGAAGCAAAAGAAATTGCTTTAATACGCGGGGGGGGCAAGCTTGATCCAGCAGTTTTTAATCAATTAAAGCAAGAAAGAGAAAGAGATTTAATAGAGGCTTACGGATTTGAGCAAGGCTTAGTGACTCCTGAAATAGCTGTCCCTAAGGCTGCAAAGCTTCCATCCTTATCTGCAGGAACCAGCAAAGGCGCAGGCCGCACAGGCAGTACAGGCCGCACAGGCAGTACAGGCCGCACAGGCCCAGACCCTGTGGAAGAGGCTAGAAAGCTGGCGCAGCTTTCAAGGGATAGAGTTCAAGCTTTTGAGAATCAAGCGTTACTCGCGAGTGCAGTGAATGAAACTGAAAGAAAGAATTTTCAGCTAAATATTGACATCGCAGAACTGCAAAAGAATGCGAAAGGTTTTGCTCAAGAGGATGTCGATGCACAAATCGCGGCAAGAATTGCGTTGGAAAACAAGCGGAACGAGGCAGAAGCCTACAAGAAAACAATTGCAGAAACTGCGAAAGAAGAAGCCGATTCTTTGGCCAGATTCTTAAGTGATTTTGATGCAGCATTCCAAGAGCTCGACGCAAAAGCAAAAGCCCAAGGCGAAAAGATGAAGGCGCTTTACGCTTCGATCGGTCAGACGATCTCAACGAGCATTGTTGACAGCTTGACTGCTGCTGTCGATGGCACCAAGCGGCTGTCAGACGTTGCTTCAGACACGCTGAGGAGCTTGGCAAATATCTTGCTTAAGTTTGGCGTTAATAGCCTCCTGAGTGGCTTGGGCGGCAATGATGGCGTCGGTGTCTTCAGCAAGCTGTTTGACGGAAATAGGGCCAAAGGCGGCACCGTAATGGGCGGCAAGGCTTACATGGTGGGCGAGAGAGGCCCAGAACCATTCTTCCCAGGCCGCAGCGGCAGCATTGTGCCAAATAGCAGCATCGGCGGCGCCAATGTGGTGGTGAATGTTGACGCATCAGGAACCAAGGCTGAAGGCGACGGACGCCAGGCAAACCAGCTCGGCGCAGCGCTAGGCGCTGCAGTTCAGGCAGAATTGATCAAGCAAAAGCGACCCGGAGGACTTCTCGCGGCATAAATGTCAAACTTCCCAGCGATCACGCCAACCTATGACCTATCAAAAAGCTCTGCCCCCAAGGTGCGGGTTGCTCAATTTGGCAGCGGCTACAGCCAACGAACGGTCTACGGCATCAATCAAAGCCCGAAGTCATACCTGTTCACTTGGAATGTCTCGGAAGCCGATGCTGACACGATCGAAGCATTTCTGGACGCAAGGGGAGGGCAAGAAAGCTTTACGTTCACACCCCCCGGTGAATCAGCTGCAGCTCAATTTATCTGTAAAGAATGGCGCAAGGATATTCCTTATTTGAATAGGGCAACAATTCAAGCATCATTTGAACAGGTATTTGAGGCATGAGCACACCGCAATCAATACAGGAGCAGCTGCAATCGCTTGAGCCGTCTGCCATCATTGAGCTATTCCAGCTGCAGTTGACAGCTGCAGTCAATGGCATCGATACGACTTTTTTCTATCACGCCGGAACGAATGAGCTTTTAGCTGATGTGGTCTTCAACGGCCTGACTTACCAAGCTGTCCCCGTCGAGGTTGAAGGCTTTGATGTGACAAGTAAAGGCGCAATCCCTCGACCCAGCTTCAGGATCGCAAACGCCAACAGCTCTATTTCAGCATTATTGGCGCTTTACAACCCGTTGCAAGCGAAGGTCACAAGGATCAGAACATGCAAGAAATTCCTTGATGCTGTCAATTTCTCAGCAGGTAATGCAACGGCAGACCCTAGCGCAAAGTTTGAAGATGAAATCTGGTATATCGATCGAGTAGCAAGCGAAAACCCTGAGCTAGTTGAATTTGAGCTGACAAGCAAGCTAGACCTGACAAACCTTGGGCTGCCTCGGCGGCAAGTTGTTGAACATTGTCAATGGAAATATCGAGGCGTCGAATGTGGCTATACAGGAAAAAGATATTTTGACTTAAACAACAACTCTACGGATGAGGCAAATGATCAATGCGCGAAGAAGTATGAAAGCTGTGCATTACGCTTCCCAAGAGGCTTGTTGCCGTTTGGCGGATTCCCTGCCGCCAGATTGCAAACATGATTTCGAGACTTACGCTGCGATCGTTGCCCCGTTAGAGGCTTGCGGTGTGGTTTGTAGCGGCAAGTTTTGGCCGTGCCGGAACATAGCTGATGCCCCTGAGCGAGACTTTGTAATGGACCCCAAAGACTTTGCATTAGCTGCCTTGCGGGGGGCCGTAAGCGCAGTTTTGCACTCACACCCCATGGGAGGGCCTGCCAGCGCTGCAGATCTGCTGGCCTGCCGTGGGACTCGCCTACCGTGGCACATCTACTCAATGCCAGATGAGAAATGGTCAACTATCAATCCCTGATCGGGAGACAGTGGTACTACGGCCGGCACGATTGCTTCTCGTTGGTTCGCGAGTGGTTCAGCCTGAAGGGCGTGATCATTCCTGATTTTGAGAGACCGGACGACCTAGAACGCTGTGAGAGTATTTTCTTGGCAGAAGCCGAAGCCTGCGGGTTCGTTCAGGTTGAACTTGAGCGGCGAAAGCCCGGCGATGTCTTGATCATGCGTCTTGGCACTATGGCTCCAATGCACGCGGCGATACTGCTGGAGAATGAGCAGATTCTGCACCAGCGCCAAAATTCTTTGAGTGCTGTCGAACCGTTGCGTCAGTATTATGTGAGCAGAGTCGCGGCGGTCTTTAGACATGATTCAGACCGTCAGGTTGCTGGGTGATCTAGGCCAGCGTTATGGGGTTGAGCATAAATATACAAATCTGAGGACCCCTGCAGAAGCGATAAAACTACTTTGTATCAATCATCCTGAGCTACAGCGCGAGCTAATTACGGCGCATGAGCACGGGATTGGATATCGAGTGATTCAAGCGGAGACCGATCTGGATTATCCAGATCTGCGCTTGCCGATTGGACAGCATGACCTGATCGTCGCTCCTGTGATTGGAGGCAGTGGCGGTGGGACTGGGACGATTCTGGCGGGGGTGGGTCTGGTCGCGTTTGCGATTTTGACCGCTGGCGCTGGCGCTGGTTTTCTTGGCGCAGGGCTTGGATTGACTGGAGCGATCGGAGCAGGCGGGTCACTAGCCGCAGGCGGGTTTGTGCTGGGTGCTGCTGCTTCCACCGCAATCGGCGCAATCGGCGCCAGTTTGATCCTCGGCGGTGTCTCGCAGCTCCTTTCCCCTCAGCCGACGATCGGCAACTTGGGCTCTAATCGTTTGGGCAGTGGTGACAGCCTGTCAACAGATGGTCCGCAATCCGTCACCCGTGGCACAGATGGCCGCCAGTCTTACGCCTACACCGGTGCAGCTAACACCGTTGGGGTTGGCGCGACGATTCCGGTTGCCTATGGAGAGGTTCTGATCGGCTCTCAGCTGCTCTCAGCGAATGTAGACGTAACCGATGAGTCTGATCCATTGCGGAATGTGATCAAGACGCCAGGGCCTGAAACCATTCTGTTCGGTGGCGAAAAGATTGGATTTAGCAAAACTGAAGCGTCTGGAATTAGGTGCAGAAGATGGGAATATGATCAAGTAAAATTTTCAGATGGCAATTCATCTCAAAAGTTTTTGACGCTGCAGCAAGGTAACGCGATAAAACTAGACGAAGTTGACGGGGAAGACGATGACAGGGCCGATAATTATCAAGTGTTTTTTGAACTTCAGGACGGATTGTTTGACCGCGTGAGTGGAGAAGACTCAAGCTTCGTAGACGGCTTTATCACTTATGAAATTGAAGTTACGACTAAAGTATCAGGCCCTGACCCTGTGACCGCAACTCTCAGGGGCACTGTTCAGGGTTTGCTTTTGCGTGGGCAAAGGTATAGATGGATGAATTACATTAAATATGCGCCAATCGAAGATAACAGGGGTATCGATACTAGAGTGAAAATAATTGATTTCAGGGCAAATGAATTTTGTGATTTAAAGGTTACAATGAACGGATACAATCGATTTAAAGACGACAGCCAAAATAAAGCGTAATGGCATTAAACTCCACTTCAGTTATTCGCGTTGTTGATCTTCTTTGTGAAGGGCCTATCGCTGGTCTGGTCGGATGCGATGAAGGGATCTTCTTAGAAGAGACTGCGATCAGGACCGGGACAGACCGCAATTTTGCACCTGAGGATGTCTCCTACGATTTCAAGCCAGGCGGCAAAACGCAAAGCCAGCTGGAGCAGGGGAAGGACGGCACTTCAACGGTCAATGATGTAAACATTGAGATTGGCCAAAACTATAGTGAGAGATTAAGCGATGAAAACAAAGTCATCGCCAGGGATTATGGAGCCGGTCAGGTCACAAGACAAATCACAGATACAGACGTTGAGTCGTTTGAGCTGTTGCTCAGCATCCCTCGGATGTTTTCAACAGCCCAGGAAGGGCTAGCGAAAGGCCAGCTTTTTAACGGCAGCATCCAAATTGCAATCGACGTTCAGGCTCAAGGCGAAGCGTTCAACACTGTTTATGACAGGACGATCACAGGCATTGCGGTGAGTGACTATCAACTGAAGTCGCCACGAATCAACCTGAGCGGCCAAGGCCCGTGGAATATCCGAGTGAGAAAAGTGAACCTTGGGGAAAATCACTTTGAGGTTAAATTTCAAAACTTTACTGATATTGATCAAGACATCCCAATTGCAAACGGCAGGGGTAATCAGATATTTTGGACCAGCTTGATCGAGCTTCAATCTCTTAGAACAGCATATCCATTTTGCGCGGTGGCTGGCCTTTCGATCTCTACGCAGCAGTTCAAAAGCTTGCCGACGAGGGCTTACAAGATTCGAGGCCGGATCGTTGAAGTTCCATCAAACTCATTTGTTCGTGATGACGGAAGCCTAGGCTTTGATGGAGCATTTGATGGCAGCCTTAAAAAGGCTTGGACAACCTGCCCGGTCTGCTGCTGGTACGACATGGCCACAAACAGCAGATATGGGGCCGGCGACTTTGTAGATGCGTCAAACCTGAGCTGGGTTGATTTATACCCATTGAGCCAGTATTCAAATCAGTTGGTTACAAACCCAGACGGCACACAAGAGCCGCGTTTCGCTTGCAACACCGTGATAGCCAGTAGGGCTGAAGCCTTCAACGTTTTGCAGGATCTAGCCAGTGTGTTCAGGGGGATGTTGTACTGGCAGGCAAACACGATTCAAGCGACAGCCGATCACGGGAATTTAGACGGCAGCAGCCTTTCAGCTGTGCATCTTTATACAAATAGCAACGTTATCAACGGGGCGTTCTCTTATTCAGGAACATCACTAAAAACCAGGAGCACATCAATTAGGGTTAGGTATAACGACCCTGAAAACTTCTTTAAGTCGAATGTTGCTGTTATTGAAGATGCGGAGCTAATAAGCAAATACGGCTATCAGGTGAGGGAGTTGGTGGGTTTTGGCGTTACCTCAAAGTTTCAAGCGCAACGGCTGGGGCGGTGGGCGCTTTTGTCTGAGGAGATTGACGGCGAGGTCGTGACCTTTGCCACAGGGCTGCAGGGCGCAGTCGTTTTCCCTGGGCAGATCTTCGCCGTAGCGGATGAAATGCGGCAAGGCGTGCGTCTTGCTGGACGAGTGAGCGCGGCAACAACGTCTGCAATCACGCTCGATCAGACCGCAGCATTGGCAGGTGGAGGGAATGACCGGCTGACCTGCACATTGCCAGATGGATCGGTTGAGACGCGGCCAATCCTCTCTGTAGCGGGTTCAGTGGTGAATGTGCAAGCTTTTAGCGCTGCGCCATTGTTGCAGTCAATATGGTCGATCAGCGCGAGCAACATCAAAGAGCAAAAATTCAGATGCCTTTCAGTTTCTGACAACGGTGATGGTCAATTTGGAATCACAGGCGTTGAAAGCAACGACAGCATCTACTCAGCGGCTGACAGTGGCGGGAAACTGGAATTTGAGCCAATAACACTATTAAATGAAACACCGGCAAAGCCTACAAACTTAAATATTTCAGCCCGTCAAATCCAGATCAATAGCGAAACAACGAATCAAGCCGTTGTTTCATGGTCTCGCGGTTCAACTGGTCAGACTGTTGATTTTGAGCTGGAGTACAAGCTCGGCGATGGGAATTACACAGCTGTCTCAACGTCCAACGTATTTTTGGAGATCAATGGGTTGAGTGTTGGCACTCAGCTCACGGTGAGGGTGAGAGGCGTTGGCGTTGCTCCACTGCGGAAACGCTCGCCCTATGTGACTGGGCGGTTTACGGTGCCAGTCGTTGAAATCGAGCCCGGCCAGGCTGGTGTCACTGTTTTGCCGCCAGATCCGGCAGACGTGACCATTCAAGCGTCTGGCAGTGATCAAGTTGTGCTGAGGTGGGCAATCCCCCAAACCGCGCTGAATACGGATAAGTTCATTGCGCTGATCAGACAGGCATCCCAGACCGATGGGACAGCCACATGGCCAAACAGCACGCTGTTGAGAAAAGTTGAGGCCAGGACGAATTACGCAAGTTTGCCGCTGATTGAAGGTGAATATCTGGTCAAGTTTGAGAGCGAATTTGGCCAGCGCAGTGCAAATGCAAAATCAGCAGTCATCAGCCTGCCGGCGCCTATCCCAAGGCTTGACATTCAGACGAGAAGAGAAGATCAAGACACGCCACCATTCAGAGGAATTAAAGACGGTGTTTTTTATGACAGTGACCTTGACGGCTTGGTCTTAGGTGGCGCTTCAACCCTTAGTACGGTTTCAACTGTCGATGATGTTGTTGATTTTGACGAACTGTCATCTGTTGATGACCTGTCCTTAATCGTCGCTTTTGGCGAGCGCTTGCCCAGCGGTGAATATTACTTTGAAAACGTGCTTGATCTTGGCGGAGTTTTCAGCGTACTTTTCGAGAGGAAGCTAACCACAAGAGGGATCTATCCTGACGCCTTGATCGATGACAGAACAGAATTTATCGATAGGTGGTCAGATGTCGACGGGGATCTGGCCGACAACACCAGCGCAGATCTGTTTTTCAGGACGAGCGATCAGGCTACTGTTGATCAGTTTTTCCTTTTAGAGGACGGTGCTTTCTTGTTGCTGGAGGACGGCGACAAGATCGAGACAGAATCAGATATAGATTTCGGCGCATGGACGCCAATGGAATCAGGCCGCTACACCGGCAGGCAGTTTCAATTTAGGACAAACCTGCAAACGTTCGCCAGCGATCAGACTCCGATTGTTGATGAGCTGGGTTTCACCGTTCAGCTTGAATCACGCACGGAAAGCAGCGCAACGATTGCAAGCGGGGCAGGGGCCAAGACAGTGACGTTTGCAAAAGCGTTCTATCAGGCGCCTGGGATTGGCATCACATCATCAAACCTAGCTGCAGGGGATTATTATGAGATCACATCCCCCAGCGCTAGTCAGTTCACGATTACGTTCAAAAACCGCTTTAACATTGCGATTGACCGTAATTTTCAGTATCAAGCGACTGGATTTGGAACCGCAGAGACTTAAATGGCGAACTCCGACTACGTCTTAGCTAATGCATCAGGAGCAGCATTCAGAGCTGATGCGAATCAAACACTGCAGGCAATCGTTAGCAATAACAGCAGCGCGACCGAACCCAATCCCACGTTTGCCTTTATGTGGTGGGTTGACACTACAAACAACCTGCTTAAACAGCGCAACACAGCCAATTCAGATTGGGTCACGCTCGGCACGCTGGACGGGGGCAGGCTGCTGAAAGATGGCAGCTCAGCAGCTCCGGCGCTGGCGTTTGCGGCAGATACTGACACCGGACTGACGAGGGGAGGAGCTAATCAGCTGAAATTCGTCGCTGCTGGTGACGACGTGGTGACGGCAAGCTCAAGCGATGTTGTCATCAATGAAGGGGGCAATAACCTCGACGTGAGGATTGAAGGGCAAAACAATTCAGCTCTTTTATGCACGGACGCAAGCACCGACAGGGTGGGGATTGGTGTCAGTGACCCTGGGACTTTTGTGGAGATAGTCAGCACAGCACCCTATGTAACCCTTAGAAACAGCACTCAGGAGGATAATGATGGGGGTCGAGAAAGCAAAGTCATATTTGAGGGTGAACAGTCTGGCGGCGAAATTTCTACGATGGCCGAAATTGGGGCCTTCCATCAAGGGGACAGCTTTGGCGGGGATAGCGACGACCAAAAAGGCAGGCTTGTATTTTTTACTAACGGCGGTTCCGCAGTCAATGAAGTTTTAACGCTAGGAGGTGATGGTGACATTTTGTTTTGCGGCACAGGCGTAATCACTCCGGGGAAAAATAACACGAACACAGGCGCATCATTTGAAAAAACTGCACTCGGTCCCAGTCTTTACGTGAGCAACCAGGCAGCCACCCCAATTCTTGTGAACCGAAATACAACAGGCACCGTTTTTTCTGTCCGCTATCAATCTGCATATAAAGGAGGAATTGAAGTAACGACAACTTCTGTCGTTTACAGCACAGGCTCAGATTATCGGCTAAAAGAAAATATCGTTGGAATTAATGATGCCATCGATAGAGTCAAAAAGTTAAAACCTAAACGATTTAATTTCATTCAAGAGCCGTCAATTGTTGTCGATGGCTTTATGGCGCATGAAGCTCAAGAGGTTGTCCCTGAGTCTGTAACCGGCGCCAAAGACGAAATCGACGACAACGGAGAGCCTGTTTATCAAGGCATTGATCATTCAAAGCTGGTCCCATTGCTCACCGCAGCATTGCAAGACGCAATCAGCCAGATCGAGACACTAACGTCTCGCGTTGACGCTTTGGAGGCTTGATTAATGGCTGACCGTAAAATCACAGAATTAGCTTCACTGACCAGCCCTGCGACTGGTGACCTAATCCCGGTCGTTGATATATCAGAAGCGGCAAACGTCAACAAAAACAAAACGGTGGCTTTCGGCCAAGTATTTCGCAGCCTTCCTAACGGCAGCGCAAGTGCGCCTGCCTTGGGCTGGCTGAGTGATGGCGGTGTCACTGGGCTGTATAGAGTCGCCCAAAACGAAATCGGCTTGTCGATAAATTCAAGTTTTGTCGCTGCAATTACAAGCGCTGGGTTTCAACTAGGTGCAGGGACGGCAGCGGCGCAGCTTCATGTTTTTGGCAGTGATACAACTGATCAGGTGATCATTGAGAACAATGATACGGGCGGAGATACAGCCCCTGACGTTGTGCTTTATCGCAATTCAGCCTCACCAGCAGCAGACGACAGCATAGGCAATATTGAATTTAGAGGCAAAGATTCAGGCGGCAATACAGCTGAATATGCAAGCGTAAGGGCCGAAATCAAGACGCCAACCAATACAGCGGAGGATGGCGTTCTTGACCTGATGACATCATCAGCTGGTACTGTCGCGAGCCGCGTGCGGATTGATGGCTTCAACGTTGGCATCCATGAATTAGATCCTGAGTATCCGCTCCACCTGACGACGGGAATCACTTCAACAGCGTTTCAGGTTGAGTGCAATGCAGTTGATTCAGCATCCGGCGCTGATGTGACGCTGTATCACACCAGGAACGGAGCCGCAAGCGTTGCAAATGACAAGATCAGCACGTTGTTCTACAGGGCAAAAAACGATAACGCGAGCCCCGCTGACGTTGATTATGCAGCGATCGAGGGAAGCGTTTCAGACCCGACTGATGGTGCAGAGGTTGGTTCTATACAGCTGAAAACGCAAACAGCTGGCACGCTCTCAACTCAGCTGCAGATCAGTGGTGCATCCCTGGGTCTGTTTGGCACGACACCTGCTGGCCAACCTGCGGCGATTCCAGACCTAACAGTTGCGGCCACTAGCGGTACGCTGCCGACACCAGATGGATCAGTGACAATCGCAGACGCTGCAGCGCCAACAAATGCGGAGCTGCTGGAGTATTGCGGAGAGATTGAGGCAAAGCTTGAATCAGCGTTGGCAGCATTGCGAGTGCTGGGAGTAATCGCCACCTAACAGATGGACCGCCGCACGCTTGAAAACTGGCAACGGATCGAGAAGGCTTTGCGAGAAGCAGGCAAAACCGACTGCATGTTTTATCAACGTGCAGTGGCGATATTAAGTGGCAAGCCGGACCCGCTAAAATGACCTTGACGCGGTGGCAGGGCCTTGATCGAAATCGTCGCTGCTGCTGTAGGGGCAATGATTGGAATCGCGGGAGTTACAGCGGCAGGTTGGAGCAGCCGCAGCCGCAACAATCGAGACGAGGCGATCAGGTTGACGGTTGCAGTGGAATCGATCGGTGAGCGGTTGGACTCACTGCATCAAGACATGAAGGCCGATCGTGCTGGTATTTACAAGCTCTTGAATGAGCAGGGCAACCGAATAACAGCTCTCGAATCCCGCGAGCATTAGGATTAGGTCACAGATCAATAACTGAACATCATGGAAGAAATCCTGACATCACCGATTACATGGATCATCGTCGCGGCGGCATCTGAGGTGATCGCGTTATCACCAGCACTGAAATCAAATTCTGTCTTGCAGCTTATTTTTCAGGTTTTGGACGCGCTAAAGGCAAAAAAGAGCTGATCCCCGCCGACGGGCGGTGGCTTCTTAGGTTCTCGACGCGATCACCGCTCGAAGGCGTACGACGCGAGATTCAACGTCGCAAATTCGAGGCAACGCTAAAGCCACGGATTGACGCTGAGGTTGAGCTGTGGCACAAATCTCAGCCGCCGGCAATGCCGCCACCAACCCAAATAGACGATCTACACATTAAAGCGCCTTGGAATGACCAACAGCAAAGCGATCAGCCTTGAACAGCTTTTCAGGTATTACAAAGCCTTGCCGCATCAGGCCGCAGCGATTCAAGAGCTAGAGGCGGATCTGAGCAAAAACGGCTATGAAGTCGCGATGCGTCGCGATCGGGGCTGGTTTGCAACATGGAGCCAATCGGGGAAACAGCGGGACTATCGGGCTGGAATTGATCTGATAAAGCACTTTGAATCATTCCACCATGATGCGTATTTATGCCCGGCTGGGGTGTGGACGATCGCCTGGGGGAACACGACAACGGCCGATGGTTCGCCGGTAGTTCCTGGTGATCGGATCAGCCAGGAGAAAGGCGATGCGCTTTTGCAAAAAACGATTGATGGCATTGTCGTAAAGCTGGCTGGTTCAATCCCCTACTGGTCAGCAATGAAGGAGCATCAGCAATCGGCATTGATCTCGTTTGCATACAACCTCGGGAGCTACTTCTACGGCCAACCAGGATTTGAAACGATCAGCCGTTGTCTGCGAGAACGGACGTACAAGAGCGTGCCGAGTGCGCTGCTGCTCTACTGCAATCCGGGCAGCGCGTTTGAAGCTGGCCTAACCCGCCGCCGCAAAGCTGAGGGCATGCTATGGGCCGGTGAACAAGCCGCAGCGCCAGAACCTGCAACGATCCGGCCTGAGTCGCCATTTAGCACCCGGCTAACGCCACATATCACGCTGGGTGAATTTGCGCTCGGTCAAGAGGCCAGGCGTTTTGAGCATCAACATCAGGTTGATATGGCCGCAGAGCTGGCGGCATTCCTTGAGCGTGTCCGCGTCAAGTTTGGGAACAAGCCGATCGTTATCACGTCTGGCTACAGGCCGCCGGCAATTAATCGTGAGGTTGGC